GGACACTCTAGTGGTACCTCACCTAGACGAGCGGTTAATACCCGCTTAGGTAAAGTGAACAGTGATTTAATCACTGCCCCGAGTGACCTGAGTTTTATCCTTCATCGTTAACGAACAGGAGGCTAGATGTTTCACAACATTCCCCCTGACTCCGTGATGACGAAGGGCCTGGCATATAAGTGTCGTTTCTCTGCAAACCATACCTTTGAAGTTTTTCTTCAATGGGAAGGTAAATACAGATGGCACTTGTATCTCAGGAAGTTAGGTAGTTTTCAAGGCTACCTAACGGTCGAGCATACTTCGACTACAGGAGCGGTTTTCCGTTTCCTGGCTTTAGTGCTTTATTGCATTAAAGTGACACTCCGTGAGGAGGATCCGTGAAGAATAACTACGGATCAGTCAATCGTCGATCTTCAAGAGCGGAGTCGTTTCGTGCTGCCTGTTCAAGGTATCGAATAGGCTTTTTCGCATGTTTGACAACGCTCATTTTATCTGAGATCGATTTAGACTTGTCGAACCAAATTGGCGAGCGGATCAAGTTTCACTTAAATCCGTCCGCTGATACGGTTCATAACCAAGCCGATTCTCTGGCTTGCAAGCGAGTGGACCCAAAGTCTGCTCCTCCCAAAGGAGGCCCTAATGCCGAGTAGCTCAACAAACTACGGAAACCAGGTAGCGATTGTGTACACTCATGAGGACTTTTTAGTCCCTGAGAATACCTCTAGCTATTATTCCCTGAAAACCGTAGCATACCGAGCGATCAGCAAAGAATGGGTCCGAACGCCTGGATGGCGGGCTCTCAAAAAGGACGAAGTCCCAATGAACCCGTTTACTTACCAGAAGACGTTCGTAGCTACTGGTGGTTCCTCGTCTGTCCGTGTAACTCGGAAGAACGTGGCCGGTGATATTATTACCGACTACGCCGACCGAGTCGACGGGCCTGGCGAGATGACTACTGGAGTTACCAATGTGGATCCGCTCTCGGAAGATGACGTCGACGCGAAGGCACGCACCCGTGTGCTCCTTGAGGCTAAAGACCAAAAGGTGAACATGATGCAGGTCTTCGCAGAACGACATCAAACCGTCAACCTGTTTGAAACTACTGTCAAGCGGGTTGTCAATACAGTTCGCTACCTACGGCATGCGAACTGGAATGGAGCGGCGAATGAGCTTGGACTTAAACAGTCGCGTGGACAACATGCGGCCTTTGCCAAGCGTCATCGCAAGAACCCTAAGCAAGCTATCGCTCAGGGTTGGTTGGAGCTTCAGTACGGATGGCGACCGCTTCTTCAGGACGTCTACGGCGCGATTGACCTTGTACAGGCCAAGACCGCCAGAAAGATAACCTCGAGAGTGCAGAAGTCAGCTTCGGCAGAGGATGCGCCAAGTCGGCCCGATATTTCAAACGGTCTGATCACGTATTCCTTTGCCCAAAAGCGTAAGACGAGCGTGAAATACGTCTTGTATTACTCCACTCCCAATGAGATCCAAAAGACTCTCGGTGAGGTCGGGATTACCAATCCCGGTCTCGTCGCTTGGGAGCTGCTCCCCTGGTCCTTTGTTGTGGACTGGCTATTACCCGTCGGTAACTTCATCTCATCGTGGGATGCGGTCGCCGGTCTGTCCTTCGAAAAAGGCGTTAGAACAGTCTTTCAGGAGGTTAGCCAGAAAGTAACAACTGTAGGTGGCACTCTTTATGAGAACGGTGGACGTGACACGATTGCCGGAAGTACTTCTCTCTGGCAGGACTGTCATATTGTTATTATCCACCGTACTCCCCTAGCGGGGTTCCCCAGTGTCAGTCTGCCGGCGTTTAAAAACCCGTTCAGTGCTGAACATCTGGCGAATTTGAGTGCTCTTGTCCTCACCGCATTTAACCGCAGGTGAGGGCTTCGAAATATTAACCTCGAAGGTAAACATGACAGCAATAGCTGCCGTAAATCTCTCCCAGACTGTGGTTCACAGTCTGTCCGACAGTGCATCGTCGGCGGGAGACGTCGTGTATTCCCCGGTCGGTTTCATCCAACCGGGAGTCGCGAAGTGGGCCAACAGAGTGGGAGGAATCCCGCTGTTGTACCCCGTCATGACGGTGTCAGTCAGGCTTCCCACTGCGGGGAGTCGAAACTGTCGTATCATGGCGAAGCTGACCCTTCCAACAGCAGACATCACGTCGCCCTCGACGGGTTCCGGCATTCAGCCGGCTCCGTCTAAAGCGTACGAGTGTCTTGCAACGTTGGAGATGGTCTTTCCTGAGAGGTCGACGCTAGCGGAGCGTAACACCCTCCGCTCGCTTGTCCTCTCTTGCCTCTCGACTCAGATAACCGCCGGCGACTTGAGCCCTTCTGTTGTAACGGGCTCTCCGTTGCCGATGGCGATCTCGGATTTCGAGGTGCCGTACTAAAAACCGGCATTTGACCATCTAAGGAGGTTGTACCTCCGGAAGGGACCTACCATGTATTCTGAGAAGCACGGTAGGAGGTCTCTTGTGAAAGAGATCTCTGTTTTTCGCGTTCCCGAGACACTGACGCACTCGGTCGTTCTTGACTACTTCAAGTCTCTTGATTGTCCTCGCTCGTTGGCTTGCGCACTCCTCTATAAATATGGGGAGTATACGCAGCTGGTGAGCTTGGATATCGATCCTCTGGATTATAATTCCCCAGAGGAGTTTAGAGACGCCTACCAGGCTACTAAATTTCTGTCGAAAAACTCCTTTTTAAAGGTGGATATTGATAGAGAGGCGGTGGCGTTGGGCAAGTTCTCCGAAATGGAGGACCTCTGCAAGGAAACAAACAGACGATTCCGTAACCCTAGTCTAGACCCGCTTTCAAACTGGTCTAGTGTCTCACTGCTTAATGCAATGAGACAGAAAATTACTAAGGTCCTGGGCGTCTGTCCAATTGAAGAGGTTTTTGAACGAGCCAATTGGGGTCCTGGCGTGTCCACCTTGATTAAGGGTGACCACGTTTCAGCTACCAATAAGTTCCAACATGAAGTTGGAATCACGCGAGATCTGTTTTCCCTCATGTTTGACTCTGAGGTATCAGACCGTACTGGTATCTTCGATCAAGCGTACCCTCTCTGGGGCGAAGAACTCCGTAAGAAGAGTTCTTTTCCCGTCTTTGAGGTTGGGAACGTAGTTGTCACTGTACCGAAGAATGCTAAGACCGATCGTGTCATCGCCATCGAACCAGGGTTAAATCTCTGGTTCCAACTTGGCATCGGCAAGGTTATCCGACGCAAACTTCGCAAGCACGGGATCGACTTGTCCTATCAAAGCAGAAATCAACATTTGGCGCGGATTGGCAGTGAATCGCCGTTTTTCGCTACCGTTGATTTTTCATCTGCTTCGGACAGCATCTCGAGAGAGCTTGTCAGGGAGCTTTTGCCTCCTGATTGGTTCTCTCTTCTAGATGTGTGTCGGTCCCATTTTGGTACACTCAAAGGTAAGACCTTTCGCCACGAGAAGTTTTCCTCTATGGGTAATGGGTTCACCTTTGAACTCGAATCACTGATCTTTTTTGCTGCTGCGGCCTGTATTTGCGAAAGCATGGGCTATAACAGCAGTATGGTCAGTGTGTACGGGGATGACGTTATTTTGCCATCTCCGTGCTTCGAGTCCTTCTCGTCATTCAGCAGGTACCTTGGATTCGTTGTAAATGCCAGAAAGTCGTATGCTGGCGGATACTTTCGCGAGTCCTGTGGCGCCTACTGGTTTGACGGCGTTGACGTTAAGCCCATCTTTCTTAGAGAGATGGTTCGCACACCTTTACAGGTGTATCGTTTGGCCAATGCCATTCGGAGACAGGCGTTTTCCCGGAACAAAAACTTCGGGTGTGACGCTCGCCTCTTTCGGTGTTGGAATCGCTTAGTGAACTCGCTTCCGAAGTCCTTTCGGCTTCGGATTGATGACTCGCTAGGTGATGGTGGCTTTGTCAGTAACTTCGACGAGGCCACCCCTAAACGTGCGCGTGACTTCATAGAGGGTTTCCTCTGTGGTCACGTTACTGAGGTCGGGTTAACCGATACCTCCGAAGAAGTAGGCCATTTACTGGCTCAGCTTCGCAATGCGTCAACGGATGATCGAGAATTTTATCTC